GTGATGTGTCCTGTTCCAATTTGCCCGCCTTGCCGCTTCTTGCGCGTAAAACTCCTTGACGGCCTTGTCATTTTCGTCATCTCTGTTATCCTGATCCGTTCCGATGTTTATGTTAATCGGGCCATCAGGATACTCATTTGCGGGCGTGCCTCTCGACTTAAACCATGTACTGTTTCCAATGGTTGCCATAATTGCCTTGGCTACATAAAGTCCGTTCAGCCACAAAAAGTAGTTTTCCTCATCCGTCTTCTTTTTGTGTGCAATGTCATATGGTTTTAAATCCCTCGGGCAGGACTCCATGAATTCTTTCATTGTAACGCCTATGGAGAGATAGTGCGGTAGTATCTCCTCATAAACTAATTCTTTGTAGCTTCTGTTTTCTCTGGAGATTGCTCCTCTGTCTTTCCCTCGGTTTCCTCCGCCTTCGTCCTCCAGAGACCTCCTAAAAAACCCTCGTTGCTAAGTTCATCCGTGAGCATAAGAAAGAGATCGAAAATCTCCCTGCTTTCTCCTTCTGGCGTCTCTTCCCTGTAGGCATCCATAATGTCGCCCACTTCCTTCTTGGTGCTTATTTTAGCACCTCCGGCAATTAAACCAACGTACAGAAGATCCCTGACACAATTAAAAAGCTTGACAACCTTTTCTGATCCCTTGCTCTCCTCATTTTTGAACAGGTCCGTAACTTCATCGACCTTTTCTAAAAGATCCGTGTCACAGATAGCATTGTAGTTGAATTTAATCCTATATTCCTTGCCATTAGCGTTTATTACCATAAGCTCAGTTCCTCCTTCATAAAAGAGGCCTCCCCAATCCTTCAAGGAGGCCTCTGCAATAAGTTCTTATTAGGTTGTTGCGGGCGGCGTAGTGCTGCTAGAAAGCTGCGTTGCCGCGCCTGGCTCCACGGCCGCCGATGGGTCTGGAAGATCTACGAGCGTGTTGCTGATCGTTACCTGTAGCACGTTTCCTACGCCATATTCAGGAGCCCCGACGCTCCCCGGCTCGACCACGTAGAAGTTCGCATAGGTCATTTCAGGGTGATACACCTCAAACCAGATGTGCAATCCAGACTCCTTCGCGGTATCATATGCGGTAAGCATCTCGTTCCACTGTGCCAGGAATCTGTCGCTGTAATTGAAATTTGTCGGCAAATCACCACCCGTGTCCTCGTGACCCTTAATGTACTCCTTCTTTTTGGATTTCAGACAGGTTGCGTCCAGTTTGTCAGCGGTAAGATTCACGCCACCAACACTGATACATTCCTCGATCTCCTTAAAGGAGGCGGGCTTGGTACCTGCCGTGGTCTCAACGCCCCAGCCAAACACAACGCCAATCGTTGATAAAGCCTTCGTAGCCATTGTTTACTCTCCTCTCTTAATTTTTCTAAGTGCGTCTCCAGACGCAAATACCCTTCTGTAACGAGCAACCCACCTTGCTACAGTGCCGTCCACATTGTCTATCTTTGCAGGACCATATATGCAGCGGAAGCCATACTCCAACATGAGATTTTTGGCATCCTGCATGATTTCATAGCAAAGAGCGTCGTTATAGTTGTTGCAGTAGGTTTGGATGGTGATCATCGGTTCCTGCGCGCTCTCTTCGTTCCTTAGCGTGTAGTCCGCTCCTGGAGAATCCGACAAGGCAATGTCCGTGTATGGATAGTCTTGATCTTTGGGAATCTTATATCTGCCAACCGTCGTTTTCTTCATCCTAGCCTTGAACATGGAATAAAATTGATTCCAGTTAAAACCCATGTCAACCATCCTCCCCGAATACTTCCCTGGCTATCATGAGCACCCTGCGACGAAGCTCCTCTGCGGTAAGGTACATCGGCATTTTCGGCATGATGCCCGTTGAATGGTGCCATTTGCCGTCCAAATCCTTGTAATACCATCCAGGCTCCGTACCATGCGTTCCTCCAGGAAAGGTTCCCGTTCCAACGCCCGGAACATTTGCAGGGTTCTGGGCACTCAAGCCAGCTCCGAATTCTATCATTAGTGACGGAGAGACCTCCGCACTTTTTATTCCTTCTTTTGTTTCCCATTCGCTTATGATCTTCTGCGTGTCTTCCATGTAAAAAACGGCTGAACAGCCGCCTTTTCTTGGATCAACCTCAGACGATAAATGAACATATTTCCCAAGGCCGCTTGTGCCAATCTGCGCCTGAGCAATCCTTATGCCCTCAGCCGTCAGCCGGCGACACAGCTCCTCGCATTTTGCGTCAAGCCCATCTTTGTACTTGTTGATCTCGTCTATTGCGGCCCTGACTTTTTTCGCGCTTAAACCAAAACTAATTCTTTTCATTTCGCGTCCTCAGCCCTCTTTCTCAGAGCATATATGACATTCGTCAGAGACCTCGCGATTGCGACTACAGAATAATCGGCACTTGCTTCATCAGCCGTTCCATCCTGTCTAATCACTGGTTCCGTCTCATACCACACAATGGATGTCTCCGTAATCGGAAGATCCATTATTGTCGTGCAAATGGTTTTGGAATAGTCGAGGTCGGTTCCAAACACGGCCACATCAGCGGAGCCCCTTGCTGCGGAAATGTTTACTGAGAGTGGCACGGGAGCCTCATAAACGGAACGCTCGCCAATACTCCTCGGAATGTGTCCTATTGCGGGATACAGATGCTCTCCGGGATATAATCCGTGGTGAGGATAATGTTCACCGTCAATCTCGTCCATGACAATGTTTTCGTGCTTGTCCGTCTCGTACACTTCGCGAATGCCGGAAAGAAGGCTGTAGTAAATGTTTTGCTTATTTTTTTGGAGACCTCTCATAAACTCGCCCCTTTCCTATCCGCAATATGCAAACACCCCGATCAGGCACTCGTTTCTGTTTTTCCAGGTCCTGTTTACGCCATTCTCGTTGTGAGTTTTCTGTCCTTCCACTCCAATTTGATTAAAGTCGTATAGGGCAAGCGCGCGAATGTTCACATAATGATCTATAAGGTCCTTCATTATCGTTTCCTCGGAAAAATCGGACGGGTAACAGCGTTTCATTTTTACCTCGCGAAGCGCTCCCTTGATTTTCGAGGACAGGCGTGCTTGGTCTCCTTCGCTCAGGTCGCCAATCTCTGCGGACAAATCCGCAAATATCTCATTGATCAAAGTCTGCTCGTCCATCCCCATATCACCTACGCTTTCTTGGTTTTCTTGGGAGTTTTCTCTTCAACGGTCGGTTCCGCGGGGATTTCCTCCTCCGCAGGCTCATTTTCAGCCGCCTCTTCTGCCTCTGAAACTTCTTCCGCTTCGGGAACCTCCTCTACTGTTTCCTTCTTTTTTTCAACGGTCGGTTCCGCGGGGATTTCCGTCCCCGCGGGATACCAAATTCCGTTATGTTCT